CTATCGTCGTTGAAAACGACCGCCGAAAACGCCCTGAACCATGGTGATTTGGCGAAGGTTTACGAGTCTGTAAACAAACTCTCGGCAACGGTAAATCAGCTGGTCGGCGAGAACCGTGGACAGTCGGACACGCTGCGGCTCATCCTCAACCAGATAACAGCGAAGGGCATGAAATGAACGCCGCTCAGGATGTGAATACCGCCGCTCGGCGCCTGCAGATTCTGCGGGCACTTTCGATGCGTCCACGCTACGTCGCCGACACGCGCAACCTGCGTTCAGAGCTCGAAGTGACCGGCTACCCGATGACGCTGACCAAGCTGATGGTTGATGCAGCATTTCTGGCCGATCTCGGATTGGTCAGCGCGCCATCGGACGGCATTATTGCGCTGACCGACGACGGCCTGTCAGTGGCCAGCGGCTTGATTCGACTGCCCGGCATCGGAACGCCTGCGCCTGGGGAGCTGTAACGTGGGGCGCCGCTCGAAAATCAGTGCCCTGCCACAGGGAATCGTCGACGACCTGAACAGCCGGCTGATCAGCTCAGGCTTTCGCGATTACGTCGAGCTCTCCGAGTGGCTGAAATCGCTGGGTTACGACATTTCCAAGTCCGCAGTCGGTCGCCACGGCCAAGAGCTCGAAGCCGAATTCGAGGAGGCCATGGCCGATGCACGTCGAACTCGCGCACTGGCGAGGGCTGCCCGAGAGTCAGGGGCCGAGAACGACAATTCAATGCTCGAAGCTGCAACCGAAATCATGCAAGACAACCTGCTGCGGGTATCCCTGCAGGTCAAGAATGAAGACGACCCGACCAGCGCCGCTAAAACACTATCCCTGGTCGCCCGAGCATTTGCTGACGTGGGGCGCCTCGATATCGCTCGGCAGAAGTGGCAGACGGACATGTCAGCCCGCATGGCAGCAGATGCAGCGGCAGCCGCCATTGCCAGCGCCAAAGCAGAAGGCCTAACACCGGAACAGGCAGAGCGGATCGGTTCAGCCGTAGCCAGTCGCGTGCAGATCTATTTGCCGGACAACGGTCGATGAGCTCCCCGCAGATCATCCGGCCGCAGCCAGGGCCACAGGAGGCATTCCTGGCATCGAGCGCCGATATCGTCATTTACGGCGGCGCCGCGTTCGGTGGCAAGACGTTTGCTCTGTTGCTGGAGACGACCAGGCACAGTGAGAACGGTAAGTTCGGCGCGGTGATCTTTCGGCGAACGACCAAGCAAGTCGAAGCCGAGGGCGGATTGTGGGACACGTCCGAGGAGCTATATCCGCTGCTCGGCGCAAAATCCTCTGGATTGTCGTGGTCATTTCCATCTGGCGCGACGATCACATTTGCGCATTTACAGCACGAGAAGAACAAGACGGACTGGCAAGGTGCTCAGGTCGCCATGATCGGATTCGACGAACTGACGCATTTCACAGAGGGGCAATTCTGGTACATGCTGTCCCGCAACCGCAGCTCTTCTGGTGTTGTTCCATATATCCGCGCGACAACCAATCCGGACCCGGACAGCTTCGTTGCCGACTTGATCGCCTGGTGGATCGACCAGGATACCGGTTATGCCATTCCGGAGCGTTCAGGCGTTATCCGCTGGTTCGTCCGCTACCGTAACGAGTTGATCTGGGCAGAGTCGCCGGAAGAGCTGCGCGACCAATACCCCGACCTTGAGCCAAAGAGCCTGACCTTCATTGCGTCGTCCTACAAGGACAACAAGATCGGCATGGCGAAAGACCCGAAGTACATTTCGAATCTGGATGCCTTGCCCCAAGTCGAGCGCGAACAGCTCAAGAACGGCAACTGGAAAATCCGGCCAGCCGCTGGCGACTACTTCAAGTCGGAATGGTTCGAGATCGTCGAAAAGGCGCCGGCCAACTGCCGCTGGGTTCGCTACTGGGATAGAGCCGCCAGTGAGCCGACTAGCCAGAACCCTGACCCCGACTACACCGCCGGGCCGAAGGTAGGCAAGGCGCCGGACGGGACCTATTACGTTGCTCACGTCGCTCGCGACCGTAAGCGCCCGGCCGGCGTGGTGAAACTGATCAAGGAAACCGCGCGGGCTGACGGCATCGAATGCACACAGGCGCTCGAGCAGGATCCGGCCCAGGCCGGCAAAACCGAGATGGATTTCTATATCTCGGCGCTGGCCGGCTTCGATGTGCGGGCAGTACCGAAACGCGTCGACAAGGAAACTGCCGCCAGACCAGCCAGCGCTCAGGCAGAAGCATTCAAGATCAAGCTGGTTCGCGGCGCCTGGAACAAAGCTTTCCTGGATGAGTTGGAAAACTTCCCGAAGGGCAAGCACGACGACCAGGTCGATGGTCTGTCCGGTGCCATCAGCTTTCTCGAAAGCGACAACACCGCACCGCCTGCCGGCGAAACCGTTGCCCCCAGGCCAGACCAATTCACTCCCGAATCCCGCAAACAATCCGGCCGCAGCGTCATGCTCAAGCGCCCGGTTTCCGGTGCGCTGTTTGGCCGCCGCCCCCACTAAGGACAACCATGCGCATCCTGGACATGATCAAGGGCCTTTTCACGGTTCGCGAAGCCGCCGGCCAGACCATCGACGACGATGAGGAGGGCTGGCGCCGTCTCACGGGCGACACCGATCGCGACCTGGCGCCGGTGACCCTGCGCCGCTCCCGCGAGATATCCGCCTGGCTCTGGCAAGCCAACCTGATGGCCAACCGCATCATCGAACTACCGCTGGCCTACCTGCTCGCAGACGGCGTCAAGCTGGAAGTGAATGACGACGAAGCCCAGACAATGCTCAACCGCTTCTGGAACGACCCGATCAACAGCATGGATCTGAAGCTGGAAAAGAAGGTCCGCGAACTGGCGCTGTTCGGCGAGCAGTGCTACCCGGCATTCATCAATGAGCACAGCGGCCACGTTCGCCTCGGCTACCTGGACCCGGCGCTGATCGAAACCGTCGTCACGGATCCCGAAAACCCGGAGCAGCCGATCGGCATCGTCACGGTCAAGGACAAAAAAGGCAGGGCCCGGCGATATCGCGTCATCGTGAATGGCGACGAAGACGATCTGTTCTCTGCCCGTACTCGCGAAATCCGCGCCACGTTCAACGACGGCGACGCCTTCTACTTCAACATCAACGGGCTTTCATCGGGCGCTCGCGGCCGCCCAGATCTGCTGGCCAGCGCCGACTGGCTGGATGCATACGACGATTTCCTGTTCGGCGAAGTCGACCGAAACCGCTACCTCCGGGCGTTCGTCTGGGATGTAACGATCAAGGGCGCCAACGAAGAAGAGGTCAAGCAGCGGGCGCGCGACATCGAGGCACCGGCACCGAACAGCGTCCGAGTTCACAACGATTCTGAGGTGTGGGCTGCAGTAACGCCAGACATCAAGTCCGCCGACACATCCGAATCTGCCCGCCTGCTGCGTAATCACGTCCTCGGCGGCGCCACACTACCGGAGCACTGGTATGGCGGCGGCGGCGACGTCAACCGCTCAACCGGCGAAAGCATGGGCGACCCCGCTTTCAAGATGATGAGCATGCGCCAGCGCACCATCAAGTACATGCTCGAGCAAATCGCCCGCTTCGCCATCCGCCAGTGGGCGCAGGCAAATGAGAAAGCGATCGACTTCGGCGACGGCGACTTCCTGCCCAGCGCAGTATTCCCCGAAATGATCGCCCGCGACACCACGCGCTACGCCGCCGCCCTGCAGCAGGTAATAGCCGGCGCGGTCCAGGCCGTATCCAACGGATTCATCTCCAAAAAACTGGCCCTACGCCTGATCGCCACAGTCGCCAGCCAGCTCGGCGTAGAAATCGACATCGCCGAAGCCCTGCAGGAAGCCTTCGAGGCCGAACAGACCGAAAAGGGCAAAGACGTGTTCCCTGATCCGCTGGAGAGATGAACGTGGCAGAGCTGATTTTGACTGACGAAGAGAAGGCCGCAGCGCTCTGGAGCGACCTTGATGATGCTGCACTTGGAAAACTGGTGAAAAGGAAAATTTCGCTCATTACCGGAGCGGCTGCCCAGCTTGACCAAGCGACGACATTTGCCGCCGCGCTGATGTTGTGCCTCGACGCTGCCCATGCCAACGCAACAGAGACAGTGTTTGAAATTGACGGGCTGACACGCGGTGATATTGAAATTGGCGACTGGCGAGTTGTAACCACGAAAACTGTTGGGCGGCTGACGCCAAGAGAGGACTGACGAGATGGACAAAAGCAAAACGTATTTCTGCCTTGGCAATGGCGAACGCGGATGTGACGGTTGCGGCCAGGAGAAGAACTGGCAGGAACTCAACAAGCTGCCCGATGAATACCGTAAGCGGGCGCAAGAAGAATTCACTCGGGTCGATGACACCGATTGCATTTTGCGCGGACGGCCGTTTTTCGTTCCGAGCGACGGGAAAGTGTACGACCGTGGCGGGCAGCGAAACGAGAACAACGAAGGCGACCTGGTGTGCAATTGACGCCGCCCAACTCGAAATGATGGCATGACCAAGGATCAAGAACGCCGCTGGAAAGAGCAAGAGCGCGCCGCGCAGGCCGAGCGCAAGAAGCTGCTCGACGAAACACATGACGACGTGATTTCCCTGCTGCAGCGGGCCAAGAGCGAAATTGCACTGACGCTGGCCAGCCAGCCTTCCGACTACCAACAATGGCGGCTCAGTCTGCTGAATCTCGAAGTTGAGCGCCTGCTTGGAGCATTCTCCGAGCAGGGCGGTGAAGTCATTTCCAAAGCCGCCGGTGCGGCATGGGCAGGCGGCATCGCAGCCCTGGACAAACCGTTTGCAGCGGCTGGAATTCAGATGGTTCTGCCCGTGCTCGACAGCACCCAACTGCAGGCCATGCGCACCTTCATGATCGACCGCATCAAGGATGTCGGCGTCCAGGCCGCGCAGAAGATCAAGAGCGAGATCGGCCTCGCAATGATCGGCGTCCAGGACATCAGCCAGACTATCAACAAGGTCGGCGTAATTATGGGCGAAACCAGCCAGTCTCGCGTCACAACAATCGTCGGCGACAACCTCTCCCGCGCCTGGGCCACAGCATCATTCGATCGCGCAATGCAGTCGACCGTAGCCGGCGTCGAAATGGAGAAAATCTGGCGCCGCTCAGGAAAGATTCACTCCCGCCTCGCCCACGACCTCACTGACGGCGTTCGCAAGCCGATCAATGAACCGTTCGTGATCAACGGCCACAAGATCATGTACCCGAAGGATCCGAAAGCCCCGATCGAGGAGTCGATCAATTGCGGCTGCGTCTGCCTGTACAGGCCGGTAGGCATGTCCGGAACCCTGGCCGACAAGCGCCCATTCACCGCCCAGGAAATCGCCCTCAACCCGAACAAGGCCCAGACCGCAACAGGAAAAACCGTTGCTGAATTGCTGGGGCGTAGTCGATGAAAAGACGGTGCGACCACTGCCGGTGCTGTAACACCGCCAGTAGCCACCTCCCGCAGAACAGGCCTGCGTTTGGCCGAGGCACCGTACCGTCGCGACGGCGCCCGAAGCGTACACGCAAAAGGCATATTCGTGAAAGAGGTCAGATGCAAGAAGTGCAATAGAAAACTAGCCGAGGCGGAATACATCCGACTCGATATCAAATGCCCGCGCTGCGGCGCGATGAACCACCTGAAGGCCAACGAGCCTCCCGATACGGAGTTATCTCAATGGCCCAGTTCTCTAACAATCCGACCAATCCGATCATCCCGTGGCTAGGCGGCAAGCGCCGGCTGGCGGATCGACTGATACCGCTGTTCCCGCCTCATGAGTGCTACGTCGAGTTGTTCTGTGGCGGCGCCGCGCTGTATTTCCTCCGCCCGGTTCCGGCGAGCGTTGAGGTGCTCAACGATATCAACGGCGAACTGACCAATCTCTACCGCGTGGTCGCCTGCCATCTTGAGGAGTTCGTCCGTCAATTCAAGTGGGCGCTGTCTTCACGCCAGGTCTTCAAGTGGCTGCAGGAAACCAGGCCGGCGACGCTGACCGACATTCAGCGAGCGGCTCGCTTCTTCTACCTTCAACACCATGCATTCGGCGGGAAGGTGTCTGGTCAGAATTTCGGCACAGCCACGACGGCGCCGACAGTCAATCTGCTGCGGATCGAGGAGAACCTTTCATCAGCACATTTGCGCTTGGCGGCTGGCACAACCATCGAGAATCTTCCCTGGTCTGAATGCGTCACCCGGTACGACAGACCGCACACGTTTTTCTATGCCGATCCGCCGTACTGGCAGACCGAAGGCTACGGCGTTCCGTTCGAATGGGAGCAGTACGAGCTGCTGGCCGAGATGATGCGAACCGCAAAGGGCAAGGTGATGCTTTCAATCAATGACCACCAGGATATTCGCCGCTGTTTCGCTGGCCATGTATTCCACGAGCTCGACATCAAATACAGCGTCGGCAACAATCAAGGGGCTCCGAAGGAAAGCGGCGAACTGATCATCACCAACTACTCGCCGCAGGTATTCGGAGGCCTTTTTTAA